GTTTATGCATGGCATGGATTAATTATCAATAAGGATTGGATTTTAAATAAAGAATCTTTAACTAAAGAGGTTTTTATTAATGAGAAGAACGCAGAAAAACGCAGATGCTTAAAAGAAATTTTAGGCAATAAACGAATAATAGAAATTTTAGATGTCGAGGTGATAGATGAAGATTTGGACGGGATGAATAATCCTATGAAACTATATCGCACAAAAACCAAGGATGAACTTATAAAAGACTTCATTTATTTTCTTAATGTCCTTGATCCTTCGACAGAACGAGAGTACTATTTATGTGTCCCTGGATGTAAAAATGTTTGGGCAGCTAAAAGTTTTACTTTTAATAATAAAAAGATTGAAATAAGACATGGGGACGTTGCTTTACTGAATCTTAAAAAAGAGTTTGATAGGCCTTTGTACGAATCTTAAAAACCTAACCAGCCGTTCCGGCTCGCACGGAAACTTTAAACCTTTAGATTTGCAAATCTCTAAAGGTTTTTTTATATTTGCAGTTAATTAACTTTTTATCATGGCTCAAGGCGCACCAAAAGGCAATGAATTTTGGAAATTACGTTCAAAACATGGACGTGATAAACTTTTTGCTACTCCTGAGCTATTTTGGCAGGCCGCTCTTGAATACTTCCAATGGAATGAAGAAAATCCCTTAATAGAAATTGACTTCGTAGGCAAAGATGCGCAACAGGTAGAGAAACCTCACACTAGGCCTTTGACGTTTCAAGGATTATGTTTATATTTAGACTGCAATGTAATGTATTTCAATCAATTTGAAAATTCATTAAAAGACAAAACAGACCAAACATCAAAAGCATTTTCTATAATCTGTTCACGCATAAGGGAAATCATCTATAAACATAAGTTTGACGGTGCCTCTTGTGGTTTTTACAATCCTAATATAATAGCCCGTGATCTGGGCCTTACAGACCATACCGATATTACCACTGATGGCGAATCTATCCAAGTTCTCCTCCTAAATGACAGAAATCAGAAAGTTTAACCCCGAGGTAACTTTAACACCAAAACAAGACATTGTATTTGATGCCCTTTTAGTTAATGATGCTATAAGGGCAATTTGTTTGTATGGCTCGGGGCGTTCCGGCAAAACCTTTCTTATGTGCTATTGGGTGCTTATGCGTGCAATAGTTTATCCAGGTTCTTTTCACATCTTCATACGTGCCACTATGACCGCATTAACTGGCGGTGTTGTTTCACAAACATATCCTAACGTTTTTAAGGCAATAGAGAAGTTGACAGGTGTAAATATCTTAACAGTTAAGATAGGTAAAAGAACGTTCATAAAGTTCTTCGATCAACCTAAAAACAAATTTGTACTTTACAATAATTCGGAGATTCGTTTTTTAGGGTTGGACACGCAAACAACTAACCAGGCAGCTACAGACAAAATACTTTCTCAGGAATATATGACAGCAGTATTCGAGGAAGGTAACGAGATAGATTTTACAATTATAGAAAAAGTAAAAACCAGGTTAGCGCAAAAAGTTTTTCATTGTGGCACCGGCAAACAGGGGATACCAAAATGGGCAACAACTCTAAACCCTACGACTTTCGATTCTTGGGATTATATCTATTTCCAAGAACATAAAAACCCCAAAAGTAAAGAATTGCTAAATGAAGATGACATTAGTCAGCTTGGACAATACCACTTTCATGTTAATGACAACCTCGAAAATGTATCGGCAGACTTTTTAAAAACTTTGGAATCACTTTCGCCTATTCAGCGCAGACGGTTTTTAGATGGTATCTATGGAGATAATTTCGATGGAGAGATATTTGAAGTTATCTATTGGGAACAGCTACCAAACATTAAAGAGTTTGACCAGATAATCATTTATAACGACCCTTCATATAAGTCAGGACCTAAAAATGACTACAAAGCAACAGGTGCAATAGGTCTGCGGAGTGGTGCTTTTTGGGTTGTATGGGCCGAGGCTATGCAATGCACTACCTCGCAGATGATAAAAAATAATTACGATATAGCAGTTAAGTTACAGCAGTTAGGATGGGAGGAGCCAGTTTCACATTGGTTTGAAAATGCCGGTATGCCGGACGACTTTCCCGAAGCCGTACAGAAGTTTGCAGATATAAGCGGATGGGTTTGTCCTTACAGGTTGGACGGACGGCAAAAGGGTGACAAGTTCGCACGTATAGAATCGGCATTGGTGCCACTTAATGACCAGGGAAAATTATTTTTTAACAAAGAAATGAAAACCGAGCGCATAGGATCGCTTATAGCTCAGCAGTTTGGAAACTTTAAAGCTAAGATGTTGCCAACTGAACACGATGACATACCGGACATGATACACGGTGGAATAACATTGATGAATCAGCCACAATTCACACCAGGTGAAACGAGAATAATGAACCGCAAGCCTCGTTTCACTTTATAAATTAATTTTGTAATAAAAAATAATTATATTTGTAAAACTTTATCATAAAAATGATTGTATCCCGGGAGCAGATCGCAGCGTTAAACTTCGGTTATTTGTCAGGTTCTGACCTGTTACAATATTGCCCTGATCAGTTACTTATCAAAGCATACTCCACAGATACAAACAAGTTTCAATTAGGTTGCAACGATGCTTATGCTTATCTTAAAGCTAAGCTAATTAATCGTTATGACCTCAACGCTGTACTTTCAAACGCCAACCAGCAGTTTTTAAATCAAATATCAAGTTTTCAGGTAAACATTGCAGCGGGGACATACATTTCACAGATAGCCTTCACTTCGTGCGCTCCGGTTTTCGATGTTACTTCATTAACAGGATTCCCAGCCGGTGAATTTCCTATCATAGACGTTTATCCAACTATTCAGATAGGCACTACTTTGGGAGGTAGTGATGTTATGCCATTAACTAAGTTAGGCAGTGCAAATTTATATTTTATCAATAAGTATTTTGCCAACGCTGTGACGTTATATTTTACTTTAGTAGGCCCGCAAATATCGGTAAACATAACAGCCTCAACAGGTATAATACCGCCAGTAATAACACCCGTTTCTCTGATGAATCAATCCGGTAATTTTACATTTAGCGTGCCTGCCAATACTTATATTTATCAGATACTTGCAAACATACTACTTAGCACACCTTCAATACAAATAGGGACAACTTCAGGAGGAAGTGATGTATTGCCATTAACAATAATATCAAACAACTTTTTACCTATTATTCAACAATATTTTACCAACGCCACGACTTTATATTTTCAAATGCAAAACGGCAGTGCTAACTTTATGATTTACGAGGCTTTGAACTTTCAGGCTCCCGCACCGCAACCATATTCAATAAAAGATGCTTTATTAACAACAATTATCGCTAAATGTGCATTACAAAGTATATTAGGTTCACTTTCAAACATTGATGAGCGTATGGAAAAGATATTTGAAGAAAACGAAAATGTAATAACTCAAATACAGAATGAAACGATGGGTTTGACTTTACCAGCACCTTCACCGGCTATTAATGCAATACCTTACCATACTTCAAGTAACTTTAAAACAATCGGTTAAATGTCTAAAGCCAGCAGGATAGCACGCAATGAACGAAGGGCAGAACTTAGAGCTGCTACTGATGGGGCTGTGACATTCTCAACCGGCGGGGGTTATGGCAATGGTAATCGTTCATCACGTCCAGCTTCAGGGAATAGCCCTGCTGTTAATCCATTCATGATTCCCAAAGCCTCTGGGCTTAATGTTATTACTCAATCATTTCCTGATAATTATTGGGTCGAATGGGATCTTAGTACCTGGAGAACAGCCTGCGACCAGGCGCAGAAAATGGGTTATCCAATTTCCTACGCTGCATTAACGGCATGGGCTTTTGAAGCAAGTCCGTTTATCCAATCGCTGTTTCAGGAAATTGGTGACGGTATAATTAAAATCCCTTGTTACATGGTTGACGACAAGGGCAACAAAAATGAGATTTGGACAAAAGAAATATGCGATAAAAAGTGGTTTAAAGACCTACGTAAAGAATGTTGTTTTTCTGATATGTGGGGGTTCTCGGGACTGAACATAGACCCGTTAAACAACAAGATTTACAAATACCCAATGCAGCAGATCGACCCCATCAATAGACTGCTGCGCCAAACAACATTTAATTTTTCCGATGGGCTGGAGTTCGCTAAATGCGTGAATCTGTTATTCATTCAACCTTCGACCTCTTACGAACGGTTTTTAGGGAAGATGCAACCTATAACCAGGTCCTTTATCCAGATGAACATGAACTCAATTAACTGGGTTCAGGCAGGCAGAAGGTTGGCTTTTCCACTTTTAACAATCGGTTATCCTGCCGGTAATCAAACCGTAGGAACTAACAACCAAATATATAACCAATATCGTAACGAGGCTGAGGAATATATCAATACAATTGACCCTTCAAAGGCCCTTATCACTCCATATGTACTTGATAAAGATGGCAAACCTATCAATCAACTACAACTCGAGGCAAAAGATTCGAACGCCAAACAAGGAGCGCATAAGATATTCCAGGAGTTCAACGCTGACGAGAAAAACGAAATTCGGGAACTAATCTTTGGCGGAACGCTTACCTCGACAACCGGTAAAAACGGCAGTCGCTCCAATGGTGACAACCATATGGACAAGCTCAAAACAGCTTTGAATGCCCGTAATGATGAGGTGCTGGATATTTTAAATGATGATACTGATTTTCTTTGGAAGCTGAAAAAGTTTTATCCTAACCTACCGGATAATTTAAGATTCGATACCAACAGAACTAAAGAATACAAGATTGAAGAAATAAAGTTACTTGCCGATTCGATGGCCGAAAATGGTTTACAGCTAACAAAGCAGTTTTTTGTTAAGTTCGGCCTTGACGATGAAGATGTGCAGGAAGCTCCACAACCCGTAAAGCCTAAAAGCAATAATGACAATGCCTTGGAAGAAACCATGTCCGTATCCATTGCAAAGCCTACACTTTTGCAAACATTAAAAAAAAAATCCTTTCTTTAACTAACGGCAAGGAAGTTAAAGGAATTGTTATCGGCAAAGAATATACTCACCTGGCCGCCAAGAAAAGCGGTAAAGAAATACCCGAAGGGATAAAAGAAAACAAAATACAAAAGGTTTGGGATGATCCTAAGCATACCGTTATAGACAAAGAGAGTTATAAGGCTTACAATAAAATTTTCCATGACGAACTTTTAGAAAACACTTCCATAAAGGCGGACTTCGAGGCGTTTAAAGATACTGGGTGGTTTGAACGTTACATGCTTAATACTGCCCAGTTCTCAGCGGCAAAAGACCTTAGTGAAACAAAAGTATTACAATCAAAAGCATTACAATCATTAGCGATTGAAAGTAAGTCATTTAAAGAATTTAAAGACGAAGCTAATAAGATTGTAGATGTTATCAATAATCAATGGCTTAGAGTTGAGCAGGATTTGTGTAAACGCAATGCCATACAAGGTGAAGTCTGGCGAAATATGGAAAAGGATAAGGATTTATACCCTTATTGGGAATACAAAACTGAAAATGATGACAGGGTTAGAGATGAACATGCAGCATTAGAAGGGTTAATATTTAAAATAGGTGATCCGGAGGGAGATTCTGTTCACCCTGAGAATGGTTGGAATTGTTTTACTCCTGAGACATTAATTAAAACGCCTCAGGGTAAAAAAAGAATTGATTCATTAAATATTGGTGATGTTGTGTTTGGTGGCAGCGGTAACAAACAAGGAATTGAAGCCATACACCTTAATAAGTTCAATGGTGAGCTTGTCGAAATTATTACAAAAAGGGGACATATTCTTTGTACCAATAATCACCGTATCCTTACTATTAAAGGATGGGTTAATTCTAAGAGAATTAATAGTTTCGATATAGCTATAAATCTGTTTAAAGGTAATTTTATTAATAACGTGATTAGCTATATACATAATTGTTATGCCTTTTCCTGTTATATAATAATGTCTTTGATAGTCAAAAGGTATACGACTTGCATGGAAGCACTCAATACCTATATTACATTCTGGCAAAAAAACATCAATAAAATATGGAGAAACACTATAATTTCCAATACATTCTATATTTCGAGTATGGAAATGTTGGAAAATAATATTTTCATTCTTTGTAAGTGGCCTTTTTGCAATATCTTGACACGAAGGGTTGAGATATCTAGTCTTATTAGCATGAAGAATAGCCTTATTCATAATGTTCGGATCAAAAAAAGACGTAGTTACTTTAAGCTTATCGGAAACTATTTTAAGGGATTGTTTTGTTTCTTTAGTAAATCCAAGATTGGGGTGAGGTACTTTTGTAACATTTTTGCGCATATTGTTTGCGCAATATTGTTTCCTTTCATATGCATTTATCCATTGGCTCTTTACTGCATCGCTACCGTGACGGATTGGTATATTAAAGTAATTGAGCAAAGCCGGAATAATCCTATTATTGCCAAATTTCCAGCGTTTACAAAGTTTTCTGAACGTATAAAATTGAATCGTATAAAGTTCATTCAACACAATGGAAGCGGTGCGCCCCTCGATAGATTCAATTCTAGAAATGTACTCATTTATAGTTTCTTTTTCCATTATGATTTTAATTTAGTTACAAATACAAATGTACACAAATATAATGGTAACATCTACAATTTAGATATAAATAATGACGAGTCATATGTTACTGATATAGGAATAGTTCATAATTGCCGTTGCCATAGCGAGCCTGTGGACGATATGTATTTAAAAGAAGAAAATAAAGAAATATCCAAAGGCGCAGATTATCTAAACGAGAAAGACCCTGAGACGGGAAATGCTTATATTGACAAGAATTTCAGGTATAACCCAGGGATTCAGGGTCCATTACCAAATGATTCGAGTTATTCGGAGGTGTTGAGTTCTGCTAATAAAGGGAATGCGGAACTGTTTGATTTACCTATCATAGAAAAAGCCGAACAACTATTAACTGAACCTATCGATATTACAAAAATTAATAATTATGAATTATATGACATTGATAAAGACGTGTCAAAATCTCGAAAAACTAATAAGCTTTTTAATAGTATAAGTAACAAAGATTTTGTATCTTTAGCAGGAGACACTCCTGACGATGACTTAATTATCAAAAAATTTGAAACGGGAATGGCATCATCGAATGATGTTAGAATATCAATAAAGACAGATAAATATGAAAATTTGGTTACTATTTCAAAATACGGGAAAACACCTGCTTTTGAAATAGATCACATGGATGTTATGGAAGGCTTTAAAGGCCAGGGATTAGGAGCCAAAATGTTTGCAAACATAATGGATGCTGCTGAGAAAAACGGAGTTGAGGATATAGGTTTAACGGCGGCTAAAGGCGTTCATAATGGATTAGAATACAATGGATATTATACTTGGGCGAGGTTTGGTTTTGAATTGAATCCTGCTTATAAACAGAAGTTTTTAGCATTAGTAAAAGAGGAAGGCACAACATCTAAAATAAGGAATACAACATCACTACAAGAATTGATGAAAACTAAAGAAGGTCAAGACTTTTGGAAGAAAAGAGGATTTGAGTATAAAGGAACTTTCAATATTAAAAAAGATAAGGATTATTTTTATAATTACTATAACAATAAATTCAAATGACCAAAGACGAAAAGGCACACGAAGAACTTATGCTATCCTGGATTGAAGATGGCTATAAAAAAGGCAAAGGTTTAGGGGACTGGAGAAAAAAAATATTTGAAGATGATAAAAAAAAAGGGAGACATACGTCTCCCGAGATACCCATCGAGGAAGTTGACTAAGTTAAAAAGATACACTAATTAATGTATTTAATTCAATAAATTATTCCCAAACTGGGAGTATTGATATTCAAGTACTTACAAGTTTTGACAAACTTTTTTTTCATGTTTTTTTATCGGTTTTATAATATATTGATAATTAGACATATGTAGCTCTGGAGAATAGGCTGTAGGATTTCGTCATGGGTAATTGTGTATAAAACTTATTCCACGACCGCCACAGCGTTTAAAGGCTTCTGGAAGGCTTATAGATGCTGGGATGTAGAGGGTGTTTTTCATTGATAAAAATTTATATATTTGTAAAACATTTCTTATGAAACCACTTAACGCAACATTACCGACAACACATCAAGCACTGGCCATAATTGGTGAATGGGAACGTAAATACCACGTGGACAAAAAAGGTAGTTTGGTATTTCAGAACAAAAAGACTTTAGCTAATGTTGTGTTTACCTCCGACTCATTTCACCAATGTATGAAGCACTTACGAGGATTTGAGAATATACCTGGTTGCATTGAATCACCTGACGAGTTGTGGTCAAAATGGGGGGATGCAAATCAACGTGTTACCTTACGAAATTACTTGTTATTTGGTGAAAAGGGTAATTATTGCGTACAAACAAAGGATGGTATTGTTACAGATGCTTTTTTTGTAGTAAATTCGCAGTTACAAAATTATCGTAAAGGGTTAATACTATAAACTTATGCGCTCAATATTTGATCTTTTGAACGATTTTAAGAAAAAGGAGGCTGCAATTAAGCATCTTACCGAACAACTGCCTACTATCATAGGCGTTGAATGCGTTAAAGAGATAAAGCGAGGCTTCAACGGTTCTAATCCTCATGGATGGGCAGAGCGTAAAGCGGTTACCAACAAAGCATATGACTATAACAGAACAAAGAAGTTCAGAACTAAGACAGGTAAGAAATCTAAAGCGGTTAATCAATATAAAGGTTCTGTATATCAATCCGACCGCCCGATACTCGTACAAACGGGTAACTTGCGCGACTCGATAATGTACGAGGTGACGGGCAAAACCGTTCATGTAGGGGTGCTGAATAATTCACCTAAAAAAGCGAAGGCACCGGCAGATAGTCACACGTACGCAAAAAAAATGAACGAGGGAGGCGTTGGAAAATGGGGAAAGTACGCAACTACTCACACGGTCGCACGTCCTTTTATGCCAAAACCTGGAGAACCACCAACGAAAACAATGATCGAAAAGATTAACAAGAAGATTGATTTTGAGGTTAAAAAATTCATGAACGGATGGGAAAAATAAAAGCAACATTATACGAAGATTGCAAGTGCTGTAAAGGCGAGGGTCTTGTAAAAGGCAAAGAATGTAAGAGGTGCAACGGCACGGGAATGATATACAAAGAACAGGAAGAAAAGTTTCCATTTAAAAAGACAAAATTATGAACGTAACCGGAACAATCATAAGTGCTATAATGGCAGAACTGAAATATTTCCTAAACGGACAAGGAACATATTTACTTGACACTCAGTTAAAGGCAGAAGTTAACTATGAATTTCCGTTAGTAATCTTTGATGTTGGCAACGGTGGTGATTCTGCTCAGTATCCAGGCAACGGGCTTACAAGGATAGATTATGATTTAACTTTTAGGGTGTACAACTATGAGCCTAATGCTTATGATGATGAGGATTATGATTATTCATCAAGTCTGATGGATATAATAGATAACTTACGGGCTTTTCTCGAAAATGAAACCTGGCTAACGAATAAAATGGTTGACCTTGTTAATAACTTCGGTTTTAAGATGACGTTTCAGGGGATGAACAAAGTGGAGAACCTGCAATCTAACGAGGGATTGATAATGGGTTACAGCCTTGCCTTTGCCTCTGTTGCCTTTGATCCTGGCACGCTGGCGAGTAATGATATTGAAGAGTTAACGGGTAATATATCCGGAGAAACGATTATTAATGGGGAGGTGCTTCAGTAATGGTTTTATTGTACACAAGAATGCATATCATTAAACCCTAATTGTTCCATTTCTTTTTTCAAGCCAATCAAGAAATTTTTCATAAGCTGGTAAAAGTTCTACATCTCTTGGTATTTTATCCGGAGGAAACCCATTAACATAACTCGCTTTAAATAATGCTTTAGTTTCTTTGATATAATCTTTAGTTCCTTGAATTTTTAGCTCAAGACAAATAGATTCATCTGGATGAGGAATAATTTCCTTTAAATAATTATTTTTTAAAATTTCAAATACTCCATCACATTCAATTGCCAGCATTTTTCTTCTATGCTCCCACCAATCTTTATTATCCATTGATATAGGTTCGTTGTTTGGATAATTCGGAGTTACATGAACTTCACTTACAATAATATGGGTAGGTTTTTTCTTGGTATAGCCCATCGTCTTTGGCGTGGGTGGGTAGTTCACTGCTACGTTAAAAGTTCTCATAATAGTTCTTCTATAGTTACGTTAAAATATTTTGCAATTTTGTAGGCAGTTTCCAGGCTAGTGTTAGCACGTCTGCCATTTTCAAGTTTTGATATTAACTCTCTGTTCATGTTTATCTCATACGATAAGTCAAATTGACTAAGTGAAGCCTTTTGACGTAATGATTTTATCTTCGCTCCGTTTAGGATCATAATAATATTTTATGTGTACAATTATACAACAATTAAATTTAATTATGTATCTATTTTTGAAAAACTTTTCTATAGATGGCAGAAGAAAAACAAATCTGGTTAAACTTCACAAACAACACGCCGAACTCTCAAGGTAGCGTGGTGCCAAACGAATCCCTTGACTTCTCCCGCTATAACATTAATCCTGTAATATTATCCGATCATGACTGGAAAAGCCGTGCCGTTGGTAAGATGACAAATATAAAACTTGAAAACGGTAATTGGAAAGGTATACCAGAATTTCATAAGCTGAACGAGGAAAGTAAATTACTTGCAGCGATGTACGAAAAAGGTTACCTGGTATCCGCTTCCATTGGTGGCGAGATGATATTAAAGACTACCGGAGAAAAAACATGGATAACAGACGAGACAGGACAACAGAAACAAGTGCCTGTATATTATCGTAGGCCTGATGGTTTATTAGAAGCTGAAAAGTTTTATTTGTACGAAATATCCCTGCCTACATTACCGTCAAATCCCTTAGCCGTCACAGATGATGCACTGCAAAAAGCAATGATGGAAGCAACACCGGAAATAAAAATCTTTGAACAATCGGAACTTGAAACTATACACACGACAATAACGACATTATCCGCAGAGCTGGAAAGCAAAGCAGATAACACACCAATTAATATTAATCAAACACAAAACGCAATGGCAGAAGAAACAAATGACAACACTGCTGCTGTAAAAAGTTCTAAGGGTGCTGAAAAGCCCACTACCAACGAAACAGCACCGCAGGCCACCGACAATAGCAATCATGTTATTTTAGGTGCAGACGATAAAAAGCTCCCTGGTCCTATATCACGGATTTTGAAGGGACTCGGCTTACTTGGTCAATTCGCAGTTGACTATAAAGAACCGGATGACGACGACAAGCCACAGACCATTAAGCCAAAAGGCAAAGGTGATGTAGGCGAACAGCCTGAGCAGACTGGAAAAATGTCCGCTGAAGCTTCAAAAAAACGTGCTGAAAAAGCCGTGAAGAAAGCCGAAGAGCTGAAAGAAAAGTTTGATTCTGAAGAAGACGAAGAAAAAAAGTCTAAGTTCAAAAAAGAGTACGAAGAAGCTTGTAAAGAAGCCGAAAGTGCTTGTAAAGAAGCCGAAGAAATGGAAGAGTCCGCAAAGGAATCTAAAAAAACCGCTTCTAAGAAAAAAGAAGAAAAAGAACCCGAAGAAGAAGCCGAAGAAAGCAAAGAAGCTAAACACGAAGCTTCATTTAGTGCAAAGCCTTTAAAAGCTACACTTGCACAACTTGAAGTATTAAAAGCATCTGGCCAGATGGCTCCCGCTCCAAATAATAACATTATAACAATGAACCCAAGAACTACATTTTCCGCACTGCGCAAAGATGCTCAAGAAGGTGATAGGATTATAGGTCGTATGTTCAATGGTGGACAAAAAGAAAACGGACAGGCATCCCCTGCTGATTATCTTACCGTTCTGTCATCTATGGCTAACGATCCTAAGTACGCACCTATCTTAAAGCAATTAAGGATGATTCCTGCCGGCTCGGAACATCAGATCGGTGAACAAAGGAACTTCCTTAGCAACAACCCGCATTCAAAACTTGGTTTTGATATTAACGCCGTTATGAGCCGTTTGTCAGCTGGTAAGAACGCAACCCTTGGATCGGACGGTAAGTTGATGACTACATTGTCAACATCGAGTTCATTCAGTTCACTGGATACCGTGGCTGTTGAATGGTTAACACTTGTATTGTTTAAACTTTTCCCTTCGGAAGATTGGAAAAACGAGATACCTATATTTAGTGCTGAACAAACTGGCCGTAACCTGGGTGTTATCTGGACAAACATACTGGCAAATGCTCCTATCTACAGAGGCACAAACCCAGCACCAGCAACCACATATGGACCTTATTCAGATCAATCCGTGGGTATGACATTAGTACCTTACTGGCAGGCTCCTACCTTATGGCAACCTCTTACCTTACATCAGTTGAGATATGACCAGATGTCAACCGGTTGGATCCAAAACCTCGCAGCTCTGAACGCTCAAATAGGTGATGACCTTTTATATACTTTGATAGCTGGTTTGATCGCAAATCAATCTTCAAATGTAATTTATACTGGTGGCCCTACAAATGCAAATACCGGAGTATCTTCAAACTTTACTATTCCAGGTAGCGGATCGAGCTTCGTATTCAATCCTTCATTTGCTGGTACTTTGACAAAGCCGGGCATGAATGATGTTTTTGCGATTGAAGAAAAGTTCATGCAACAAAATTATGACCTTCCTCGCGAACGTCCCGTACTTGTTATGGATTCCGCAATGATGCGTTGGATGAAATCCGACCCACAAACACAGAGCATGTTAACAAAATGGGTTAACGATCAAGGTGCTGAATTGCAAAAGATCTCACATACTCTTATTCACGAACGTTCAAGAGTTGGAGCTTATGATCCTGCCTCCGCAACTGTAATTGATACACACGCAACGGCAGTAGTTGTACCAGGTACCACATTATCCGCAGGTTTGGCATTCATAGCCTCACAGGTAGGTATAGGACTGGGTTTAATCGATGTGTTTATGATACAAGACCCTAACAATTACGGTTACAAGATGAGCATTGATCTGCGTATCAATGCCCGTGCTTTACGTAATGACTATACAGGACTTGCAATGTATACATATTCAAACGGTGTAGCACAACCAGGTAATTAATAATAACGGGGGACTAACAATCCCCCATTAAAACATAAAACAATGAAAAAAATAATTTCAATTTTAGCAATCCTTACAATTACAGTAAGTCTGTTTGCACAAATGCCGGTAATAACATCTAAGATTAAAAACTTAGGCGTTTCTAGTCCTGGTGTTATCGTGCAGATAAACCCTTCCTTAGCTGATACTTTTGGCTATGGAGATACTCTTTTTTATAAGGTAGCATTTAACCATGATGCAGCCGGGTTCCCTTACATTTCTTTACTTCACAAGAAATTAGGAACGAGAGATACAACCGCAACGATTTCTTATTATCAGTCTGTTAATGGTACAAACTGGCAGCCTTTAAAAAAGGGTAAAGCTCTTTCTGCTTATACCACTTCAATAGATACCACTTCGATAAACAATGCCACTTATTCAAGTAATAACAGAGATATTTCATTCTTGAGAGACACTTGTTATTATGAAAGTCAGTATGTAGGCATTAGGATAATTGTTAACGGTCCATCATCAGGTACCAAAAAGGCCTATTACAGACCTCGATATTATGGTTCGATCAGATTTAATAAATGGAGGTAGTATAAAATGGCTGGAACAATTTTTAACATCAACAAAACTCACGTTAAATACGTGAGAGGACTTTTAAATCAATACAAAAAAGATTTGGTTATAATTCACGGGGACGGAACGATGTTCCAGTCGAATAATAACGAAACGACTACTTTTGTAGATGACGAAAAAGGCGAACTAGTGACCCTCACGAATGCCCTTTATTGTTCAAATCATCACAAACGCTATAACTCAGGGTTTAAAGAAACTGAGGCTATCGCCAGGGGCGGTTACAGGGCTATCTATAAACAAGGCGATGCAGCACCGGAAACGGAACAGGATATTATAGACAAGTTCTATAAACAAGCTAATACCGATGTTTTAGAAAGTACTACCGCTGCACCTAAAAAGGAATCAAATATCTTTTCTTTTGATGATGAGGTAAAAACACAATCCAAAAAGCAACCTAAAACAGAATAACCATGCAACATAATATAACTACCGTCATTGTAAACACTCCGCAGGGAACACCCGTATCGACAGACGGAGTTATGATGATGGTTTGTAAAGGGATAGCAGTACCAGGGGCAACGAAGCCTCTGGTACTTGATACAGCTTATTTATGCAATTCACTTGCTTCACTTGCTACCATAGGCATTACACCTGACTACGATTACGTAAACGGGCTTAATGTTTATCAGCAGGCTTCGGAGTTTTATGCTCAGGCTGGTGACGGGGCGTTGTTGTGGCTTGTTGTTACAGCAACTACAAACGTGTATAATACTTATGTTGCTACTACTACATTTTTGAACTTAGTAAGAGGAACAGCAGTAGCAGACCCAGCGAAACGGGCAAAGATGATAGGGTTATGTATGCAGCCGCCAACAACCCAGCAGAGTACAACAGATTTCAGCAGCGAGGCACTGGCTACCATAGCAGCTTTTCAGGCATCACAAACGACATTATTCCCTGAAGGATTCAGTTTTTCAGGAATTGTTGACGGTGCTAACATGAGCAGCACGCAGACAGCAGCAGGATTGCAGAGCATGGCAACTAAAAACGCCCCTTCTATTAGTTTTTGTATCACCGGCTCACGTCCTAACGGAACGGCGGCAGTAGGTGCAGCACTTGGAAGGTTCGCAAGAATATCAATAGGAAATGGATTCGGCAAGGTATCGGATGGACCAGTAGTTAACCAAACAGCTTATTTGACAAACGGGGTGACGGTTCCAATTTTAGGAACAACAATATCCGGAGGATCAAATATAACATCAGGTCATAATTACATGGTTGTTAACGGCCCTGTGACATATAACGGTACTGTATATTCTGTTGGTTCGATATTCACAGCAACATCTACTGCGGCGTTGCCAGGATCAGGGACATCCGTTCTGGACATTGTATCAACTAACACCGCAGCAGTAACGACCGGTAACACTTACTTAGTTCTTTACGGACCTGTAACATACAACGGAGTGACATACCAGACAGGTAATACCTTCGTAGCAATCGCAGCCGCTGGGACATTCTCGGGAGGTATTGTTACTGTTTTAAACGCTACACTGGTACAAAAGTTATTCCTAAGTGATTTTAATAACCTGGGAGCTTCGCAATACATGTTCTTACGTACCTGGTTCCAACAGAGCGGCTTTTACTGGAATGATGGAGGCACCTGCGCACTGGCAACAACACCGCTAAGCA